TCTCTTCCCAAAATGATCAAATCATTGATTGTGAGTTCTGCCGTCGTTGGCGCTGCTGTGCTGGCATCTCCTGTCCAAGCAGAAGGTAACTTCTATTTGAACCCGGAATATAATGCTGGTTGGGTTGGCTCTGACTTCACCGCTGGAGTGCTTGACGCTCACGTTGGTTATGAGTCTGGTGCGTTTTTCGCACAGATTGGTCCATCAGTTTTGGCGGTTGATGGCGCTGATACTGAGGTTGGTTTCTCCGGCAAAACCGGCTTGTCAGGCACTGTTTCAGAGAACGTTGCTATGTATGGCGAAGTTTCGTTCGCTAAGTATGAAGACGTTGATGCAGGCTATGGCCTGAAAGTGGGAGCTAAGTACAGCTTCTGAGCTAGTCTCCAATAGGGAGACACCTTACCCCTTTCCTGTCCTCACACCAGGGAAGGGGCTTTTTATTGCACAACTATTATGCAACCTATTTTCAACGGACTGTCTGTCGCGTCGTTCACGATGTCAGTGGGCATATTGATCGGATCAACGATGCTTTACACGCGCATCCCATCAATCACCAAGCACTACATAAGTGAGCTAAAGCTAGAGCTGACTCAGTTAGTGACTGACATGGTTCCGGGCAAAATAGACGACGTTTTACCTGAATTACCGACAAGCACTGGGCCAGCAGTCGAGCTTCCTAAGTCACCGTTCTGACTGTATGCCTGACATACCGGATATACAGATCCGAAGCATTGAACCACGGATAATTCCAGAGCCTTACGTTTACGCTCCACCGATAACAGCAGAGTTACCACCTGCCCCGATTTATCAGGTGCCTGGTTGTGCCAACGTCCATAGAGATGCACAACTCAACCCATCCTTGCTTCGTGATGATCCGAATGGTGTTGGAACGGCTTGCCCTGAAGGCGAAATGCCAAGTTATAACCCGATGGATTGGAATCCACGGGATTTAAGAATTATCGAAGCAGCTCCTGTCCAGAATCAAGAGCAAGAAACCCCACCAGCAGAAACCAAATCACAGAAGCCAAGCCCACCGCCAGAGGATAAAAAGCCAGAAATCGATTGCCCTGCTCCAGACGCTGCAGAGATTGGCACCTTGTCACCTGATGGTCGCAAGATTCTTGAGTCCTACGAATTAGTGGATGGTGTCTGCAAAGAGGTTTATCGAAACGTGCCAGTAACAGAACAGTTGATCAAAGCTGTCCCATCTCCTTATGAAGCGGCTCAAACTGCAAGCATTGCCGTGCTTGCTACTACTGCCGCATTGAGCACGCCTTTTCTGCTGCGTATCGTCAAGCCGCTGGTCAAAAAGGTAATTACGAAACTAAAAGAGGTCGTAACCCGTAAGAAAGAAGATCGCCCTTCTACTTTTGAGCGTCAGAAGAATCAGCGGAAGGCGCGGAAATAGAGTGAACATGTGGGATCACCTTTTTAGGTGGAACGTAAACCACAATGTCTTCGCAAACCTGAGCGTATCGACTGCCTGGCCTGAATTGGATTCTCGATTCAGCTAATTGCCCGCATTGCTTGGCGCGGAACAATTCGTACTCCAGCCGCTTCGTTGCCAATAATTGCTGTTGCAGCTCAATGTTTGTCTCTACGGCGCGTTTACATCTAGCAGTTAGGCCACCATCCAAAGGCATTGAAAACGTTGCTGTTATGCCGTAGTTGACTGATCTACGATCTTTCTCGAATCGTGGCATCTCTGAGTAGTAGAGCACCTTACCTGGCGAATCCGGCTCACCGTTATCGTCTGCATCAGCACTTGAGTAGACAGGCGTTCTGGTTACTGATTGATGGGGTAGATCAAAGTTTCGGCTAGATGTGACAAATGGGCTGAGCGATAACGTAGGCCCAGGGCACTGAATACCTTGACTCATCCGATAAATAGGATGTGGTCCGGTCATCATTTGATAGGCGTTATTAACGACTGAACCGCTTGATGTACTGGACGGATTTGCCACTGTTGTGTTGGCTTGAACCGGCCCACCAAGTGCAGTAATTATTGCGAGAACACCGACTGCGACTCGGTTACGCTTTCGGTTTGGATGGTGCGTTGAATCGTAGTTACTGCATCTAAACCTGGGGCCATGAATGATTCTGTCAGGCTCCAACTTGAGCCGGGATTGATTACTTGCCATTGGGGCTTAGTTTCAAGGTTTGGACTTGTCCATGAGAAGTTGACTCCACCAACTGTCTGATTGTTTGTGACGGTAGCGTTAGGCGAGATAGGAATATCTCCAACAGTTTCGACATTATGGCCTGCCGCTGAATAAGAATATCCGGTTCTGTAGTTATGGCTGGTAATGGATTCTTGAATGATTGTTGTGGATTCAGTGCGGGAATTAAGTTGACCTTGAGTGAACTGCGGCACGATTGGAGCGGCCAAAGCAGAGCTAGGCAACAACAAAACCAGCAGCCAAGCTCTAATCAATTTCGAGTGACATCTTGTTGGACAAGATTGCACTTGTACCCGCTCCACCTGCCGTAACCGACATGATGCCGCTTGAAAGGGTCGTCGCAGCTAAGGTCGATTTAATGCCTCCAGAACCAGTCACGACTTCGCCGTATGTCGGAAGGTCGTCAACGGTGCCAGTGGTGGCAGTCACCTCAGTAGCTGCACTTATCGTGTCGCCAACCACTGCTGACTCACTAAATGAGAAAGCTGAACCGGCGGTAGTCACCGCATAATTCGTGTCAACCATGGCTGGAACGCCACTGGTCAGGCTGCCAAGATTCAGGCCGCCAATGGCCCCACTGGTTGTAGTGCTACCACTGGTGACGCTTGGCGTGACGTTTGAGCCTGATGCGCTGTAGGTAGAACCGATTCGTTTGGCTGAGCTGTAAGCCTGATCAATGCTGATCTGAGCTGATTGGGTCAGAACATGATTGATGTCAGCATGGGCAGGGGCAGCCAATAAAGTGATGCCTAATACCAAAAGTGTGCGGGTCATTTGATGCCTGCATTGGTTTTACTGTTATCAACAATAACGCCGTTGTCCTCCTTCTTTTTCTTGCCAAGTTTGCCGAGTGCTGGCGAATAAGAAGCCGCCGTACCCGTAAGCAAAGACGCCGGGAAAGTTGGATCGACAGATTGGGAAAAGATGCCCAGATAGTTTGCAGTCAGGATTCCCATCGACCACAGCAGAATGGTCACGCGAACAACATCACCCAGCCAAGAATGACCTTGATCCTCTTGTTCTTCTGACTTGGTTTGCGGTGTTTCTGCCATGATGCAGTCAAGCTATGGGTCGAATGGTGGTTGAAATTTGGGCAGCAATGGCGGGTGCTGGAATTGGGGTCGCGGCCTCAGGCATCAAAGGAGCCAACCGCGAAAACCAGCATGGACGTGATTCCCTGGTGCGCCTCACAAGTGCTGTAGACAATTTAGCGTCACGGATGGATGTGCTCCACGCTGACCTGCGCGTTCGAGACCAAGAATTATTTGCTCGTATATCAACGTTGGAACAGGATGTTGCACGACTGGAAGGACACGCCAACAGGAATTAGACTTTTTGCACACACAGTGATCTCATGGTTTTACTACTAAAGCCAATTCTGTTTGGATTCATCAAATCAAAGGCCGTAAAACAGCTGCTACTTGACTGCCTGGTCAAGATCAGCGAGCAGACTGATAACGAGCTAGACGATGTGGCCTGCACCTATCTCAAGAACCTGCTATTTCCGTCTGAAAGGGTAGAGAAGTAGTTTCATGCCATCTGTGTTAGCTGTCGTGATCAGCGTTTTGATCGTCGTGCTTGGTAGCGGCGCAATGTTTATGAGCGGTTTTGCAGCTAGGCACACGCCATGTTCTCCGGCATCATCCAAGTAGTTTTGCTGTCGAGCGTTGTGTTGAGCCTGCTGCCCTTCTTCAAATGGTTTCGAGAAACACCGCACCAGATGGCAGCGATTAAGCAGTTAGAGGACTCGCTGCTTGATCAAGAGTTGTTGAACGAAGAAGCGGAATGGTTCCAGACCTGGAAGACGACGGGTCGCAGCGAACAGGTTTATGGCGTTCCTCACTGGAATCAACTTGAGAGCACCAGCGGATATGGGTATCGTGAGTGCGCGGATTATGCCGCGAGCATGACGGCTGGATTTTATAACGCGATAAAAAGCCCCTATGAGTACCGTCAAGTTCGGCGTAGGTTTGGCGATACGACTACGGTTTATGCACAGGTCAATGCTCTCCAAGAACTAGGTTTAGACGCTCAGTTCAAAAAAGATTTAAGTCCAGAAGACATTGAGATTGAGATTGACGCAAACAGACCCGTGATGCTTGGGTATCTAAGTAAAGGCGATTTTTCTAAAGGCGAGCCGCCAATTTGTGATTCTGAGGGATGTGGTCATTGGCTGGTGGTGGTCGGGTACAACCCTGACGAGTTTGTAGTGCAAGATCCAATGGGACGCCCCCTGATGGAAACGGGCGGACATGACATTTCGCAGACTGGAGAGCTTGTGAGAATTTCACGCCAAGCTTTTTACCAACGGTGGCTGATCGAGGGCGATGCATCGGGCTGGGGAATACTGATCGACCGATGAGTTGGAGCTATATAAGCGCGTTCTGGGCGACTGTCGTCATGGGGTGCATTCAGCCCGTCAATATCGAAGCTTGTTTAAAAATAAATGACTGGCTTATTCCTGCGGCGCATGATTACATTCGGTTTAAACAGGGGATCTATGCCTCCGAAAAACGAGCCCTTGAACAGTTTCGATTGGATGGTGGCCAAGCCGACTTTGGAAGAAGAATTGACCCTTGAGCGATCAATAAGATCCATCGAAGACTGCGACAACGTTGATGTGTTGTCTCAGCTATGTGTTGCCATGGCCCGTCAGCAATGGCACCAAGGAAAACTTCTTAAGCAGGCCGTTGGTCACATTGCCTTGCTGGACGCTGTGCTCTCTGGCGGAGAGCCGAAACCCTAAGAGCTTTTTCTAACACCGTGAGCTTTGGGTTGGATTCGTGCAGCGTGTCAAGCGCCCTTTGGCGTGCGTTTTCGATTGTTAGGTGCGGAGTCGTGGTCCAATTGACATTCACAGGGGCCATGACTCAAAGGTTGAGGGTTGGTCTCATCGCAGTTATAGAGGCGTGTCAAATAGCTGTAAAGCAATCTGGCTTTGTCTCTTTATAAATCTGCCCAAGCCTTGCGCTTGACAACCTTATTGACCCAGCTAACCGAGCAACCAAAGATTTCAGCAACCTCTCGAGAGGATTTGCCTTCTTCCAACCAAATACGCCTCATTTTCAAAATGTCTTCTTTTTTATAGACCTGATAAGTTCGCTCTCTTTGCTCTTCAAAGAGCTGCTCAAAAGGCTGCTTGGTGGCAAAGGTGTGACCACAGGCAGGACACCTGCGATAGCGTCGAACATGATCTGAAAAATCGTTGCAGGTTTTAGTAACACGGGTTTTAGTACCGCACTTGGGGCAGAGGTATTCCATATAAAATTACTTTTCAGATGATTCAAGTATTAGTGCATCAATATCAAACAAAGATTTTAACTTACGGGTTGCATCTAAAACTGCATTTTTGTCTGTATAGCTGCAGGCGTCTTCTATAAAAGGAGTAAAAAGACACGTTTGCCTAGGGTTTTGATATAAAGCCGCTAAGTAAAGCGGAGCATCCTGGTGCGTTTGTATTATAAATCTCATAGCTTATTTAATTTTTCCATCAGCGCGACGATGTATGGATCTTTGCCACTGCAAAGCGTCTTTTTCTGCAGCGTCTTTATACGTTTGTTCAGGCCACTCTGCTTCTAAACGCGCGTAGATGGTATCCCGCATCCAAGCTGTTGCACGTTTGTTTTGTGCTTTAGCCAGAAGCTGCACTAACTCTGCTCGATGGGGATCCAAAAGAATTTGAAAATATGTTTTGTTGCCGTGGCGCAAAGCCATAAACTCTAGATTACTACAAATATGTTACCACACTAAAGGGGAATCGGCTTTCTTTTTCCAGGCAGTTGCTTGAGCATGACGAGACTGAGCACGCTGTTTTGTGCAACCCGCCCTAACTTCCCTGGCACGTTCTAGGAACATGGCTGCTCTCTGCAAATCACCCGTAACTGCGGTTTGAATTGCTTTGTTTAGACGTTCCATCGCTATTTGTCTGCCGGTACGCGGCATCCATCGCCCCAGTTAGATGTGTGTAATACTTTAGCCCTGCAGGGCCTAAGCAGCACCATCCCTTAGCTGTGGAAAAAACGCGTGCCATCAATGGGTCTCCATCCAAGTTTTACCGATGGAAACCTCAGCTAATGCGGGGATGTCCCCCAACCACTTGGCTTCAGCCTCCTCCATCACTTGTTTTAGGCAAGCGGCCCACTCTTCAGCGGCATCTTCACGCACCAGTAACAAAATTTCGTCATGCACTGCGGCTGCAATCCG